GAGAAAAAATTAAAAACGATATTTTAAATTCCTACATAGACAAAGTTACAATCAACAATAATCCAAAAGCATATTCTTTTAAAGATTATGAAGTTCCTTTTTCACAACCTATACAATGGTTAAAAGACTATTTAAGAGATCATATTAGAGTAGAACATGGATTTACTTTAGTTGAAAGATCATTACATGGAAGTGTGCTGCATCCTAAAGAACAATCATATTTAAGACATCAAATAGAACCTGTAGATTTAAGAAACTCACCTGATTACACATTAGTGTATGTTGTAGATTGTGAAGAAGATTCTTGTGAATTAATTATTGAATATGATGATAATAGAAGAAAAAATAGAACATGGCATTTACCTTTAAAAAATAATCATTTCTATATGTTTCCTGCTACACAAAAATATTTTATTACTGAAAATAAAGCTAACAAGTTAAATATTTTTTTAACTATAAATTATGAATATATCTAATTACTTTTGGTACTTTCAATCTGCAATACCACCAAGAATTTGCGATATGATTGTGCAATATGGTAAGGCAGAAAAGAATAGAGAGATTATGGCTATTACAGGTGGTTATGGTAGAGATAGAGATTTAAATAAACAACCTCTTAGCAAAGATGAAATTAAAGATTTACAAAAGAAAAGAGATTCAAATATTGTTTGGATGAACGATAGATGGATATATAAAGAAATTCAACCTTATGTGCATCAAGCAAATAAAAATGCAGGTTGGAACTTTGATTGGGATTTTTCAGAATCTTGTCAATTTACAATATATAAAAAAGGACAATACTATGACTGGCATTGTGATAGTTGGGATAAACCTTATGTAGAAGAAGGTCCAACAAAAGGCAAGATAAGGAAACTATCTGTAACAGTTAGTTTGACAGACCCAAAAGAATACAAAGGTGGAGAACTAGAGTTTGATTTCAGAAACTTAGACCCTGATAAAAAACCAAATATCAGAGCTTGTACTGAAATATTACCTAAAGGTTCTTTAGTAATATTTCCTAGCTTTGTATGGCATAGAGTTAAACCAGTAACCAAAGGAGTAAGGCATAGCTTAGTAATATGGAATCTTGGCTATCCTTTTAGATAATATGATACAAGGCGGAAGCAGTAAACCAAAAGGTCATGTAGATTTTAAGTCTGCATTTTATTTTCAAACACCAATATGGATTGCAGAAGCACCCATGTTTTTGAAGAACGCAACTAAAGTAACAGATAAATATATTAAGAAAGCAGAAAAACTTTTAAAAGATAAATTAAAGAATGAACCTAAATGGAAGAAAGATATAGGTACATTTGGTTTATCAAAACATAGTGAGAGCTTTTCAAACGATCCTAAAATAAAAGACCTAGTAGAATTTATAGGTCAAAGGTCTTATGAGTTTTTAGATTGGCAAGGATTTAATTTACAAAATCATAGCTTACACTTTACAGAATTTTGGGTACAAGAGTTTAGTGAAAAAGGTGGTGGTCATCATGATACTCATGTTCATTGGAATCAACATATATCAGGATTTTATTTTTTAAAATGTAGTGAGAAAACATCTTACCCAATATTTCATGACCCAAGACCAGGTGCAGAGATGACAAAACTATTTATGAAAGATCAATCAAAAATAACAATGGCAACAAATCAGGTTCATTACAAACCAAAGCCAGGAACAATGATTGTATTTCCAGGTTATGTTCCACATCAGTTTGCAGTAGATGCAGGAATAGAACCATTTAGATTTATACATTGGAATATTAAAGTTGTTGAAACAGCAATATCAAAAGAAAGGAGTAACAATAATGAGCTTCCAAAAAAATAAATATTGTGTCATCAAAGAAGCTGTACCAAAAGATATAGCTACATTTGTTTACAATTATTTTTTACTTAAAAGACAAGTTGCAAGAACTTTGTTTGATGAAAGATACATTTCTAACTTTACAGAAGAATGGGGTACTTGGGCTGATCAACAAGTTCCAAATACATATTCACATTATTCAGATATAGCTATGGAAACTTTATTGATGAGAACTTTACCTGTTATGGAAAAGAAAACAGGATTAAAATTAAATCCAACTTATTCTTATGCAAGGATTTATAAAACAGGAGATATACTACACAGACATAAAGATAGATTTAGTTGTGAAATATCTACAACATTAAATTTAGGTGGTGATCCTTGGGCTATTTATTTAGAACCTAAAAAGAATGTAGGTATTCCTGATGGTAAAAAAATTACAGTATCAAGCAATAACAAAGGAACTAGAGTCGTTTTAAAACCTGGTGATATGCTAGTCTATAGAGGTATGGAACTAGAACATTGGAGAGAGGAATTTCAAGGTAACGACTGCTGTCAAGTTTTTCTACACTATAACAACCAAAAATCTAAAAATGCAAATCAAAATCTTTATGATAGAAGAAAGCATTTAGGACTACCAGCTTGGTTTAAAAAGTGATAGAATACCGACTGGGGTAGGCAATACCACCTAACCACCTTGCCTATCCCTCTTAATTACTATGGCTAATATATATAAAAATGCAATGTTTGATCTTACAACGACAAACAAAACAACTGTTTACACTTGTCCTACAAATAGGACAGCTTTAATAAAATCTATACAGATTACAAACATACACTCAGGCGCTGTTGAAGTAGAAGCATTTACAACAGACGCATCTGATTCTGGTGCAGAACATGAAGTAGCTCACATATCATTAGGATCAAAAACAGTAGAAAATTTAGTTAAAGGCACAATGGTTTTAGAGTCAGGCGACACTTTAAAGTTAGAAGCTGCGTCTGCTAATAACATAGCTGGTATTGTTAGTTATTTAGAGATTTTTGATGAAAAAAGTCCTTAACAAAGATACTATATTAGTGTATTTATGGAGTTAGTTAGAATACCTATCAAAGAACTTGATAAAGTATGGGGTCTAGTAGAAAAAGATATTAGAAATGCCTTACACTATTCAAGTCAACTCACTGATTCAGAATTTGTTTTACAGACTGCCAAAGAAGGTAAATTTCAAATTTGGGTTTTGTGGGATAAGTCTAAACCAAGACCAGTAGAAAAATATTTTGGTGTTGTAGTTACAGAACTTATCAAAAGAAAGTTAGGTAAAGTTTGTCATATCTATATTATGACTGGCAGACAAAGACACAAGTGGCAATACTTAGTCAAAGACATTGAGAAGTTTGCAAAAGATGAAGAATGTCAAATGATGGAGTTGATTGCTAGACCAGGTTGGCAAAAAGTTTTAAACAATTATGGGTATCAAAGAACTCATGTTGTTTTAGAAAAAAAAATAAAACAAGAGGAGAAAAAATGAGTTTTGGCGGAGGCGGTTCATCAGCAGGAGCAGGTACAGGAACACAAACAGTTCAACCTTACACAGCAGCACAACCAGCATTAAATCAAATTATTTCAGAAGCAGGTCAAATTTACGGATCAGGAGTTGGTGAATATGTAGCTCCAACACAACAAACATTAACAGGTCTTGCTGGACAAGAAACATTAGGAACTGCTGCACAACAACAGTTAGCTTCTACATTAGCTGGTGCTTATGCAAATCCATATTTAAATCCATTAATACAAAGAGCTGCTGGTGATGTTTATACATCAGTTGCACAACAATTTTCAGGAGCTGGAAGAACACCTGGAAGTCCTATGTCTCAACAACAAGTAGCAACACAGGTTGCACAACAAGCTTTACCTTTTGCTTTTCAAGCAGCAGAAGCTGAAAGAGGAAGACAATTACAAGTTGCTAGAGAAACACCATCATTAGTTCAAACAGGACAACAACTTGAACAGTTAACAAGACAAGCTCAATTAGCTCCATTACAAAACTTACAACAGTATGCTGGTATTGTTTCACCTATAGCTTCAGGTTTTCCAACAACAGCAACTCAACAACAATTCACACCCAATCCATTTACAACAGGTTTAGGTGGTGCTGCTATCGGTTATGGTTTAGGCGGTACATCTGGTGCAATACTTGGTGGACTAGGTGGAGTATTAGGAGGATTATTATAATGAAAAAATTACAAAAAATTTATTATGATTTTGATGTCTATATCCAAAAACACCCTTCAAAGTTTTTAATTGGATTATTCATTCTTTTTGTCATAGCAATCATATTATAAGGAGCTAACATGAGTTCAGGTTCAGGTTCTGATTCTGGTTCTAGCAGTTCAGATAGATCAACAGCAGATGTAGAAGCAGGTCTAGCAACAGAATCTATCATGGATTATTCTGTAGCTGAAGGTGGAGCTGGTGGCGACATAGAAGCTTATAATGAAATTATGGAAAGTGCTGCGGCTTCAAGAGAATCTGATGCTGCTGCTTTAACAAGAGAAACTCAAAATTTAAAAGATTACGAAACACAAGCTTATCAAAATGTAAGTGCTGTTGCTGTTCCAACTTTTGAACAAGGCACAGGTAAATTTACAGGTGTTGAAACTAGAGGTCAAGGAGTTGTTACTGGTCAAGAATACAATACAGCAAACATTAAAGGATATTTATTAGACTCAACTATATCAGATAAAGCTAAAGTTGATATGCTCAATCAACTTCAAGGTATAGCAAATTCAAAGTACGATAGCGGTAAACCCAATGTTGATGCAGAAGCTAAATCTTATATTCAAGAAAATTTAGAAGCAACATTAGATAATATAAAAAAAGATTCTTTTTATAATCAATATACAGACGAAATAGACGCAGATGCAGCTACTTATGTTGACACATTTAGAGATCAACCTTTACAAACATTTGCAAAATCAGGTTTTTCTTTGACAGGACTTGTGGTAAGATCAGCACAAGATGCTTATAAAAACGATCAAGCATTAAAAACTTTAGGATATGATGGTAGAAGATTATCACCAGACTATGCACAGACAGGTGGAGTTTTAACAACAGAAGATTATCTTAAAGGTCAGACATTAGATAGTGATGCTATTAATCAAGCAATACCAGTATTACCAGGATTGATTAGTGGCGAAGCATTACCAACATCTGTGTTTCAAACATTCTTTGGTAATGTTGGACAAGCAGGGTCTGATATATTAAACAGATATGATGCAGCTAA